GTAAGTATGAGATGTTGCATCCTATAAAACTGTTTATATGAAAAAAATTAAATTTGTTTCTTTAAAACATGTCTTTAAGGATGGGATAAAGGTAGATAGCATGATTAGTCTAGGAAACCCGTTTGAGTTTCCAGCACTTATTAAGAACCTTGGTAATTATTTAATTGCCAGTGTGTTCATTAATGGAGTGAAGTTTGCTAATCGCTTTCGGCAGCTACACAATTTCCACAAGTACATATTGCTCATTTCTAAGCGACATGGTCCTGTTTATGCTGTGAACTACTTGAAAGTATGCCAGTTGGCCGTACAGAAGTGCATAGCCAAAGATAAGATTGACTCCTTAAGGGAGCTTAATCCTACCTTTCCGTTCCCCCGACTTTCGAGAAGTAAACTTCCCAAAATAATTTCATTGTCGGATCGTCGAGCCATTATATCAGGGTCACCATCTATTATTAGATGATGATTAACTATCTTTTCTCTTTACAGAGTAATAAAGATTCCTGGAATTATAAAGGTAAACACGATAACGGATTCTTACTCAGGTAGCGTTTCTTATTTGGATGAGGTCTGTAATATGCTCTCTATGTCTAGAAGAGTGTTAGGACAATTCCAGAAGAAACCCTTAGCTGCGAAAGAATTGCTATTTATTGAAAAGGCTTCACCTTCTTGTGCTAGCTCTTGAACAGGGCTAATCACTGATGCTTATTCTATCTCTCAAAGTCCTTTATATGAGGACTTGAAGGTAATAGCTAAGTGAACGATGAAGAGGGAACTAACGCTTATTGATCTTGTATCCCAACTGGGAGCGAAAGCAAACAGTGAAGGGGGCGAGCGAAAGAAGCATTTTGATTCTCTTATAAATCGGCATCATAAGAAGAATGTTGATCCTATATATAAATTAGGTCAACTCCAAACCAAGGAAGAAGCTGCAGGGAAAGTAAGGGTCTTTGCCATGGTGGATATCTGAACTCAATCAGTATTGAAGCCATTACATGACTTTTTATTTTCTATCCTTAAATTGATACCAAATGATGGTACCTTCGATCAAAGTGCATCCGTAAAGAGGTGCATGAATAAAGCAAAAATCGCAGGTCAGTCCTTTGGATACGATTTATCCGCCGCAACTGACCGGTTACCATTGAGGCTTCAGGTCGCAATTCTAACTTCCTTTTTTGGGAAGCAGTTTGCAGACTCTTGAGGTCGTTTATTGGTTGGCCGGCCCTATGTCCTGGATGGAGAACCTATTAGATACGCTGTTGGTCAACCTATGGGAGCATTATCCTCTTGAGCCATGTTAGCGATTACTCACCACATGCTCGTACAATTGGCTCACATTAACTGTAGAAGTAATATACCTCTCGGAATGTGATATGAGAACTACGAATTACTGGGTGATGATATTAACATTTTCGACGAAGATGTAGCCCGCTCTTACTTATCTATTATGGATAATTTAGGAGTTGGAATTAATCTTACGAAGAGTGTCGTTGCCAAAACTAATTGTTTTGAATTTGCAAAAGTCACTGGATATCAGGGTCATAATGTTTCCGCAATTTCTTGAAAAATGTGAATTAGCCAAAATACTTTAATTGGACGAGTCAATATTACTCATAAGTTATTGAGTTTCTTGACACCAAAAAGATTATTTAGCTATATTAAGCATATTAATCGTGCTAGCAAGTACACCGAAGGGTCCTTGCATCCTACTCTGTTAGCTTTAGTTACTATGTGAACCAATTCAGGTATAATAAAAATCCCTGAGGCGGTATCACTTTTAATTGATAGTAAAAATCCTTACAGAAAGATGCATTCTCACCTTCTTTTGAACGCGAACATAAAGCTGACAGAGGCCTTTCTTTCCTCTATTTACCGATCAGCTCCTAGACCTATCCATACCATATCATCCTGGTTTAAGCGTGAATCCTTATGGATCCAGCTTCCTCTTCAGAAGAGATTGACCTTACATGAGGCTCTCTTGCGAAAAGATATCCAAGGTAACTTGGAGAAGGACTTTATAGCTTATGCTACTTTCTTATTTGGAGAAATCTCTAAAGAAGTAGTACAAGCTGTAATGTCTGGTGATGTTGGTTGGTGTATGGGAGAACCTGAGCGTGAATTTGAGTGAGGAATCCTGATGGGAGTTTATTTACCGTATTGAGAACATTGGGTTGATCTTGCTGAGCCCTTCCTGAAGCCTAGAAAGTTCTTTAATATGGAACTTGATGAATTAGTAGAATGCGATAAGCAATTATCAAATTTTATTTCGTTCAGAGAGTTACCAAAACGAGCAGCTGAAAAGGTGGCCGGAAAGGCACAGATCACTCCTATCACTTCTCCTCTTAAAGTAATTAACTTCATATTGGATGCGCGACATTTGAGACCTATGTGAACTTACCGGTCAATTGAAGATGTCCTAAGCGATTAACTGACAGAGATGATTGCTCACCAATCCCAGATCTTTAGGCATACTTTGGATCCTAACGGTTGTATACTATACTAAGAGATAAGAAC